AGGTCTTGACGATAGTCATTACAGCTTCGATAATGACTGGTATCAGATTAGGTATAGCGTTAGTTAATCCTGTTATTAATGACATTAAAACGGTTATGCCTGTATTTATAATGTCGGGAAGCATGCCTACTATCGTGGTTATCAGTTCCATCACTAATCCCATAGCCATAGTCACGATTGCAGGTAATTGCGATAATATGCCGTCCATAAATGCTTTAATCAATGAGATTGCGCCTTTCATCATATCTGGTATTTTCTCAACTATTTCATTGATCATATCCAATAAGGTATTGCCGATTATCTCTCCTATTTTGCCGACATCTCCGCCTGCTTCCTGTATCGATTTAGCGAATGCGCCTAATTTTGAAGCGGCGAGTTCTGATAAGTCCGCTAACGCTGGAGCCAGTACCGCGCCGACATTGTTTTTTAATGATGTCATGGCGTTTTCCATTCGCACCATGCCGTCATCAAAAGCCCCTAAGCCGTTTAATGCGTCTGTCGATAAGACTGCTCCCATGCTCTGCGCTTCGGCGGCTAATTCTGCCATTCTGTCGCTTCCTGCAAGTATCAGAGGGTTCAGTTCCTGTGCGCTCCTGCCCAATAGATCCATCGCTATGCTGTCACGCTCGGTAGCGTTATCCATCGCGCCTAATGCGTCGACTATCTCCCAATAGACTGTCTGGCTGTCGCGTAATGTGCCGTCTGCATTAGTTACCGATATGCCTAATTTTTCGTATGCTTCGACATATTGAGCCGTGCCTGATTGAGCATCACCCATAGCTCGAATGTTACGAGCCATTGAGCCTGTTACAGTTTCAAGCGATACGTCTACCAATTCGGACGCATATTGCAATTCCTGTATCTTATCTGTGGCGAGTCCTGTCTGCGCTGCCGTAGTCAGTACACTGTCAGCATATGCCGCGCCCTCGACCACCATATCCCTTAGTCCTGTTGCAGCGGATTTAAGCGCGTTGCCAAGTCCCTTTATCCCTGCGATTATGGCTTCGGATATAAGTTTTCCCTTTATCACGTCACCGAGTATTGATGTCTTTTTTCCCGCGTCATCAGCATTGGAGCCTAAAGACTTTAACTCCTTGCCTACTTCCTCTGTTGGCTTCTCCGCGTCTTTCATAGCCTTTTCGTTCTTGTCGACTTCTTTGGTAAGTTTGGTCAGTTCGGCTTCCGCGTTATTTAATGATGACTTCCAGTTAAGGGTTCGCTTGTCGCTCTCGCCATACTGCTTTTCCGCTTCAGATAACGCGCCTTTTAACAGGCTGACTTTGTCCGTCTGCTTCTCTATCTCTTTATTAAGGACTTCGTTTCTTGATTTCAGCGCGTCGACCGATTTCGAGTTGTCGGAAAACTCGGCGGTGACTTTGTTCATCTCCGAGCCGAGAACTTTCATCTCATTGTTTATTGCCGATATTGCCTGTCTGAACTCTTTCTCGCCCTTTAGGCTGATTGAGGGTCCTATCCCTGTCATTTGTGCCTCCTAAAACGGTATAACGTCATCAATCGTCGGTTCCTCGCTCAGTTGCGTATATTTCCGTCCTGTCCTGATAAGGTGTTGTTCTAAGTCAAAAACGAGCTTATATGCGTCATATAGTCGCTTCCATTTCTTTAAGGTCATTCGCCCGACCTCTTTCTCCGTGAAACCCATCTTCATTCCGATATGCAGAATCAGCGCGAAGTTGATTTCCATAGATCCGTCGGGCGTTATGCGTTTGGGTCAGGTTCTGGTGTTGCGCCTGTGACCGCGTTAGCGATTGACCTCGTTATGTCGCTCACGTTGGTTATCATTCTGCCGAGCTGTTTTTCGGTCAGCAGTTCCTTTTTCTCTCCCTGCTCGTTCTCTATTTCAATTCCCTCGTTAATAAATGTCACGAGAGTCCATTTAATGTCCTTTATCTGAGCCTCTCCTTTTTTCGGCTGTATTTTGTTCTGCCAAATGTCAAGGCTTCCGTATTTCTCCTGTATAGCTTCCAATACATTAAGATTGAATGCCATAGGAAATTCCACCCCTTTAATCGTTATGCTCATCTTTTTATCAATCATCATTTCCCTCCTTTAAGAAAAACAAGGGGAGGAGTACCCTCCCCTTATAGTTATGCTGTTATGATGTATTCTGCTTCCATAACTTTAGAATTTGACATTCCTGCTTTTACCGCTATCGCTTTAAGCATAGTTGATGCCTCGATGCTCAATGCTGTCGTGTATGCGTCGTCTGCTGTGGTAGGTGTCAATCCGTTTGTGGTGTAGTAGATTGTCGCGCCTGCTGTAGAACATGTCAATGCTACTGTCTGTGTTCCTGCGTGTGTTCCAGCCGCTACTGACGGAACCGGTGTTGCCACTTGCGCTGTTATTCCTGCAAGAGCGTCAAGGAAAGCTTGAGCTGCTGCCGAAGTTGTAAATGTCTGCTCTTTCTTCCAGCCGTCTGTCGGGTCGTCAAACAGCGTCCCTACTATTACAGGCGTGCCGAAAGCGATTGACTCGCCTTTTGTGGAATTCGCGTCTGCCGGTTCACTGAACAGTACTTTGGGGAACCATACCGCCCTGTAGTACTTCACGTTGTTTACTATCTTGACTCCATAGAAGCCTACGCCTGCATATGCCGGAGTATCGCTTCCTTTGGCTGTCATAACCTCGCTCGCGATAGCGTGTCCTAAAAGCGCGGACTGTACCGCATCTGATAAGTCGGTTATTCCGAGCGTGAGAGTGCCTGTCTTAAAACTTCTATCTACTTCTGCAAGCGCGTCGTCACCGTAAAGTTTGCCGTCATTCATCTCGATTGTGACGTCAGCCTGTATCGCTTTGCCGATTACTCCTGCTGATGTAGCTGTCTTATAAACAGGATAATTCAATCCTATTTTTGCCATTTATTATGCCTCCAATTCTATTTCGCACTCAAAAACGAGATGGTGCGAGTTCGTGTCTATTTCGTAAAGGACCTGCACGACGGGATAAGTGAACCCGTTCGCTGCAAGTCTGTTCCTTATGTTGGTCATCGTGGTCAGGTAGTTTGTGCCATGCGGTGCGTAGTAATGCACCTGTACAGCCATAACCCTCTGCGTAGGCTGGTCGTCCCCGTGAACCGTTCCCCTGTCGTCAGCGATATTGAAAACCACATATTCGCTTTCCTTCTTTGGGTTATGGTCTGCGTATGCTTTTAGTGGCGATACTGCATCTGTTATCAATTGAAATGGTGTCATTGAGTCAGCTCCTCTATCTTCTTCTGCATTACCCTTTCAGCTTCAGGCGTAGCGTCTTTAATGGCTTTTAACACGATAGGCTTCGGCGCGCGGTTCTTGCTCCGTACCCCGTATTCGATATATGCAAGTTTCGCCATATTCGAAACCCCGTGCCTGTCCTTCCCTGTGGGCAGAATATAGACACATTTATTGCCTTCTTTATCTGTCTTTATTTTTGAAACCTTGACGCTTTTTTCTAAGTCCCCCGTTCCGTTTTTTACTACAGAGCGGATATTGGCTTTAAGGATAGGAACCATCGCGCCTCCCCCTGCTTTAAGCACTCGTTCTATGAGCTTCTCGTCAGCTAATTTGTTCAACTGTTCCAAAAAAACTTTATCGGGGTAATAGGTGAACTGCGCCATCACACCCTCCTATCTGAGCAGGTAAGCTCGTACTCGCCCTCGCCTTTTCGGTAAGACCTGATGATGTCGTATTCCTTTGAATCATGGATAAGGATTTTCTGGTCCGAATAATCGTTGACCGTGAATACTGCGGAAACCTCTATCCCTGCGGAATGTGCGGAATAGAATTCAGTACGTTTAGCAGACTCTTTATCTGCCCATACTTCCACGTCGACATTCTCGGTCGAGGTGAAGCCGTACTCGTCAACCGTTATTACTTCCGTCCTTAAAGTGATTTTTTCAGAGAAATACATCTAGCCCTCCGTGTTGTACAGCACGCTATTCCGCATGTCGTCCTTTAACTGCTCATAGCCTAATCTGTTCCGTTCCGCATCGTCCGAATTTAAGCCGAATTTCCATCTGACATAGCACCGGACAGCCCCAAGAATGAGGCTGTCGGTCTCGTCTTCTGCTTTGACTATCCCTACTCTCGCAAGGTCAAGACGGCACTCATTGATGATGTCTATCAGTTCAGCATCTGTGTCGATGTCAGGTCTGCGCCTGACTGCTCGTCTTAATTTGTTCAGATACGCTTGAGTTACCGCCATGATTTACCTCCTAAATCCACATATAAATATCTACGTCTTTCACGCCGTCCAATGTCGTGGACGCGTTGATTGCTACGTAGTTTTTGCTTATCTCGTCTGCGTCTATGTTGTATGTAGGCGCGTTTGAGTCTTCCGTCCCGCCTATGGCGAGCTTCATGCCGACCGTGTGATCTAACAGGTATGGAAGCCCGATGCCATTTCCAAAGCCGATTGAAGTCGTCGCGTCTGCGCCGTCGTGCGCAGGTATCATAACCTTTGTAACGGTCTTATATGCTCGAGTGCTTTCAACGGTAGTCGCGGAGTTGGCTGTGAAATATGGCAGTTCTTCCTCTATCGCGTTATCCTGATAGTCTGTACCGTAAATATAGACCGCTACTGCCCCTATATCGTTGGCTGTACCGCCTGATGTAGCCGTGATAGTTCTCGGCACTCCAGGATTGGTGAAGCCTGTGATGTACTCGTCATAGTCGCCTGTCACGCCATGAGCCATAGCTACTGCGGTATCGTCTTTCTTTGCGACTGCCCGTGCGTCCCATTGCTCCGAGCCTGTGCAAGTTATGCCCGACACGTCAACGCCGTTGACTGTGCCTAATGCCCTGATTGCGGCTTGGATTAAAGCGGCAGTGTTTTTGCCTGGTGTAGTTTTTGCCAATGTGATAGTCACAGTGTCAACAGTTGCACCTGATCCTTTTGTTACTGCCAATACATCATCTGAAGCCGTAGCAAGTACGAACTTCAGTTCAGCGTTCGGTTTTGCGCCGTCCATCATCGGTGCGGTCATAGTAATCGTGTCGTTTGTAGAGCAGGTTAATGTCGCATAGGAAGCTACCCATGCGGTCGTCTTTACCCTCTTTACAGCAGCCATTACCGCGTCTGTGTCTTTTTGAGGACAAGCCGCTACATGGTATCTGCCGAGTTTCATCTCCTCGACTTCGCCTGTGTATGCGTCAGTTCCCAATGAACCTAAATATCTTCCCATGTTATCCCCCTTATGCTCCTGCTGTCAGGACTTTTGCGCCTTTAACAAATGCTTCTCCGACTGCTATCTTGCTGTCGAATATCGCTGTTCCCCTGAAGTCTATGGAGTTGTAAACGAATCCGCTTTCAGTTGAACGGTCAACTTTGATATTCTGAGAGAGGTTTCCGACGAGTTTCTTGAAGTCGCCGAAGAATATATCCCCTGTTACGCAGTTGTCGTCTATCATTATCGGATAGCCTAATAGCCTCTTAAAGTCGTCGGTCAGTATCTTGACCTTGCTGTTATCGGAAGCAGGAAGTACCTGTGTCCAGAATGTGGTGCTGTTCATGAGCCATTTTGCCCTGCGGTGATAGCCTGCTTTGAGGTATCCTGCGAGTTTCATAAGCTCTGCGTATGTCGGGTTTGCTGCCGCCCACTGTACTGCTGTCGTTCCGTCTGACCATGCCTGTGCGTAGTCTACGCCCTCAGGCATTGATGAGCCTGAACCGTAGATAAGGTATGAGCCGATTTTTGCGGATATGTTCTCGGAGATTACATCAACAAGCCAGCTCTCGAATGAGTTGATACCCATAGCCTGGACTGTCGCTGATATTCTTAATATCTTAACGATTTCGAATCCGCCGAGCTTGACTTCTACTGTCGCGTCAGCTGCTGGTACGATGAGAGCGTTCTCAGGGTGTATAGCGGCTGCGTTGTTTGTGCCTTCGACTACAAATGAAACATTGCCTGGTACCTGCAAGAGTGTTATCTCGCTTAACAGAGGAGCATATTCTTTGAGCTTGTTGAATATTCTCTCCTGTGTGATTGTCGGAACTACGCCCAGTGCGTCAGTTGTCGCCATCTCGTTTAATCTTTTTTCAACTTCGTTCAAAGGCTGTCCGAGCAGTCCCTTAAGGAACGCGTTCCTGTATTCTTCTGTGCCTCTTGCTTCTGCTGAGGTCATTTTTTCAAAATCCATTTTGTTTTCCTTTCTTGTTTCAATTACTTTTGGTGCGACTTTCTGCGCTGTTATATCTAACGCTGCCTGCTTGCGTGTTTCCAGATCTTCTAACTCGGATTTGCGCGAGAGCAGGTCTTTCTTTTCTTCTGTTGCCTTGTTCACGGATTCCACGTCGGTTGCGTTCCTGACTTCCTCGTCAAGTTCTGCCAATCTCTGTGTAACCTGCTCAAGGTTCATTTCTTCTAATTTCATTTATTTACCTCCATGTATGCGTACTTCGCTTTTGCAAGCTCTAGCTGTTTACGTGCCTCCGCGCGCTCCCTCTCCGCCTCCGCTTCAAAGAATGACCGAGCCTGTATTGAAGTGCTGTCATAAGCAGGGATTGAAACAGCCGCGACATCATATAGCCTCTTTATGCCGTTTATGCTTCTCGTATGGGTCGCTTTGTCGTAGCTTTCATCTGCTACGGTGAATGCGAAACTCATCTTATCGATATACCCTGCTTTGATTTCCTCGTACAAAGTCCTTGATTCCTGTGTTCCTGATAAGTCGGCTTTGATTTTCAATCCGATATCGTCTATAGTTAAGTTAAGGGTCGAGTTTTTCGTCCTCGCTACAGGTTTGCCCTGATGGTCGAAATTCATGACGACATCGGTCATCTGCGCCTTGTCGAACGCGCCCCTTGATATCACTTCCTTGTATTCCACTCCGTCGTATTCATACATTACGGTCGGCTGGTCGAATGTGGCTGCGTAACCCTCGACTGTCATGCCGTCGTCCTGCGCCCTTATCTCGAACTGCCTGTAAAATCTATCCTTGCTTATC